TCCAGATCATAAACGAACGCAGAGCTGATCAGAAGGTCATCGCACTGGATGGTCTTCTCAGCTACTGGAGGATCGCCTGATCCTAGAATTGGTTCACCAGGAGTGTGGTAAGCCGCTTGCATGCGTCCCGTGAAGATGAACTGTAGTGATTTACCGTTCTTCAGGGTACGTCTTTGTACTGTTTCTCGTGCAATCGTAGCACTTTCGTAAGCTTTGAATAGCTCACCTGAGAACAGTTTCAAATAGGTTGCGTACTTGGTATCATACGCCTGTGAACCAGCGGTGTTTGAGACCGCCTTATTCAGGGCGCCAAGTACTGACTGTGTGGCATTAGCCATTGTTAGTAAGAGTTTGTATGAGTTTACAGACTCTCAACGTTGAGATAATTTTTCGCGTTATATTTTGTGGTCTTTCCCACCGTCTAGACAGCTTAAGGGTATCCGCGTACGGGCCGAAAGCCAAGGCAGGAGAGGTCCTACTCTGAGGTGCCTCTCCCACTTACTTAGAACTTAAGATACTCTAAGTATGTACCAAACTTAATAACAGTAGCTGTTGCAGAACTTGAGTTCTGTGCAGCTTGTAGGTCTACATGACCAGCTGTATCACCACCAGTAATAGTACCTTCTATGAATGCATAGTAAGCACCA